CTATCTACTCTACTGAGATTGGTAATGCTCTAGCTAAAGCGGCTGATACTGCTATCTTTGGTAAAATTGCTGACGCTACAGACGATACTGGCACTTACGCTGGTGATGCGGCTGTTAACCACGCTGATGTTACTGTTGCCACTGGCACTGATGGTACTGTTGTGGCTAACGCTATCTTTAGCGCACTTGAAGGACTAGACGGTGCTGATGTAACTGGCGAGAAGTCTGTTGTCCTAAACGCTGAAAACTACTACAAGTTGTTCTCAGGTACTAACTCTAACATCGCTGGTGTAATGAGTTCAGACTTCGGAACTGGTGGTAACTTAAACACTGGTACTGTTCCTCTAATTGGTGGAGCTAAAGTGTATATGTCTAACAACCTTCCATCAGGTTCTAAAGGCTTAGTATTCACTAAAGATGCGGCGGCAACTGTTAAGCTACTCGATCTAGGCGTTGAGTCTGAGTATCAAGTGTCTAAACAAGGTACTCTAATGGTAGCTCGTTATGCTATGGGTCACGACTCATTGCGTCCTGAGTGTGCTGTTAAGATTGTTTAATTGTAAACTACAGTTAACATTGTAAACTTTGAGAAACACCTCTTCGGGGGTGTTTTCTCTTTATTTTTTCATTGAGGTAAATATGACAACTCCAACAACACCTATACAAGCTGTAAACTCTATGCTTTCCACCATAGGCGAAGCACCAGTAAACAGTTTAGATTCAGGTCTAGTGGATGCTGAAACCGCTGAAACCGTACTCAATGAAGTTTCACGGGATGTTCAGTCATTAGGCTGGAACTTCAACTCCGAACCAGATTATACGGTTGCCGCTGATACTAACGGTCACGTAATACTTCCCAACGAATTTATACGCTCTGACTTAGCTAGTTCTGAAACAAAGTACAGAAGCTCTAAGAACGAGTACGTACAGCGTGGGAATAAGATGTATGACAAAGTAAACCACACCTATGCCATAGGCAAATCTTTAAAACTTGATGTGGTTGTTCTTTTAGATTTTGAATTGCTACCAGAAGTAGCTAGACGATTTATAACAGTAAAAGCTTCTAGGCTCTTTCAAGAGAGAGTCGTAGGAAGTGATAACCTCTCAGCCATGAACAGAGCTGATGAGCAAAACGCATTCTTCGCCCTAAAAGAAATGGAAGGGGACAACGGAGATTATAACATATTCGATGATGGAAGCACTTACAGCGTCCTTGATCGAGGAATTGGCACAAGGGTAACTTAAAATGGCTCTAGTTTCTAAGAATATTCCAAACCTCATCAATGGGGTTTCACAACAACCCCCAGCTCTACGATTAGAGAGTCAGGGAGAAGTACAGGAAAACGGTTTCTCAGATGTGGTTGATGGTCTTAAGAAACGTCCACCCACACAGTTTTTAAAGAAGTTAGTAAAAACCTCTGCCACTTGGTCAGATGGGGAAGATATAACAGCTTCGAGTAAAACCACCCTCTTAACAGTGACCGAACTAAGCACTGCATTCTTCCACTCTTATAAAAGAAGTGAGGAGGAGCAGTATACCGTTGTGGTTATTAATACAAGTTCTACAATCCCTACTGTTTTAGTTTATGATATAGCAGGAAACTTACGCTATGAGTCTGGCGAAGGAAGCTGGGAAGCTAATGGTACGCACATAGCTGATAACAATGATCTCACAGCTTACATAGGGAGCAACAGCGATTTAACAGCTACCTCAGTAGCAGACGCTACCTTTTTAGTTAATAAGAAAAAGACAGTAGCTTTATCAGATACAATAGCTAACCCCCGTACAGGTTATGATGCCTTAGTTTACCTTAAGTCTGTAAACTACGGTAGAGAATATACTTGTAAAATAATTCCGAAGGCAGTGGGAAGTACAGCAGGTGTAACCGCTACTTATGAAACAGTTAAACAAATAACATCGAATGCTAATAGTGCAGATACCATAAATAGTGATGGTCTTAAAGTCTCTACAGTTATTAATGATCTGCGTGGTGATATTTATGCGGGTGTGAGCGCAACAGCCTCATTCCCTCCTATGGGTACACTAGATACATCAACAAGTCCAACAAACACCCCCACTATAGATTACCAAACATTAACAGTAACAGATTCAAGTGTACTGCCTACTGGTTCAGCTACATCTTATACAGACTTACAGATAGTCTTAGGTGGACAGGTAATACCATACGATGCAACAGGTGTGAATGGGTGGAAGTTTGGCAATGCTCACAACAAAGTAGTATTACCCTCAAGCTCTGTACAGATTGTATCGCAATCCTCTTATGGTTCAATAGTTTTTTATTGGAAATATAGGGCTTCTGTAGCAGTTAATTTACTTTCTGCAAGCACTGGAGTACGCAACGTAGAGCCTACAACTTATAGCAAAGAGCCTTACTTTATAATTTCCTCAACTGATGAGGACGGTATGGGTGACTTTGATATAGTAGTAACTGATGATGATGGTGGTGTTAACCTTAAAGCCTTTAAAGAAACAGCAAAGTCTTTCACTGACCTTCCCAACCAATGCCTCGATGGATTTAGATTAGGTGTTGTAGGTGATAACCAGAAGAAAGAAGATGACTTCCATGTTGTCTTTACAGGTGGAGCTGGTTCAGGTTACTGGAAAGAAACTACAGGACATAATCAGAAAGATTTCTATAGCCTTGCTACCATGCCTCACACCTTGCGTCAAAACGCAGACTTGAGTTTTACCTTTGGTGAAGGAGAGTGGAATGAGCGTAAAGCAGGGGATGACAATACAAACCCTGCACCTAGTTTTGTAGGCAACACTATTTCAGATATTTTCTTCCATAGAAACCGTTTAGGTGTTCTAGCTGATGAAAACATTATCTTTAGTGAAGCTAGTAATTACTTTAACTTTTGGCGTACAACAGTACGTACGCTTCTTGACTCTGATCCTATTGATGTAGCGGTCAGTCAGAACGAGGTATCAGAGCTTAAAGCGGCTGTGCCTATCCAAGATAACTTATTACTCTTCTCTGAACTTAACCAATTCACTTTATCATCCTCACAGCTACTCACCCCCGCTGAAATTACTATAGATCAATCCACAAAGTATGAATGTGATCTTAGAGCAAGCCCAGTAGGTGCAGGAACAAGTGTGTTCTTTGCAACAAAGAGCGGTCTTTATTCAGGTATGCGTGAGTTCTTTACTAAAGAAGATTCAGAAATCAAAGACGCTAGTGATATTACCTCACACGTTCCTCAGTATCTTCAAGGGTACGTGAGAAAGATGGCGGCATCGTCTAACGAGGATACGCTACTTTGCTTGACCAGCACAAACAAGAAAGAGTGTTACGTTTATAAGTGGTACAACTCCTCAGAGGAACGCTTACAAAGCTCATGGTCTAAGTGGGTATTTAAGGAAGATATTCTTGATGTTCACTTTAACAATGCTGAACTCTACTTTACGTTTGCTGATGGTAGCTTTGAGAAGATGGATTTAACATCTGATTATAATACTACACTATTAGATAGCTGGATCGTTATGGGGCAATACACCCCCAACGGTGATAACCTACCTACTGGATATTCAGCAGGAGCTAGTGACACGAAGATTGCTGTTACGGACGATGGTTTATCTTTAGGTGCTTATGATGATGCTAATAGAACAACGGCTCAACAAGCTGAGTATGACGCATCAAAGCCTTTATATATAGGTGAACCTTACACTTTCAAATATGGAATGTCAGAACAGGTCTTTAAGCCAGCTCAAGGTGATCCAACTAACCTTGCTAGATTCCAATTAAGGAAGATGTCTTTTAACTATAACAACTCAGGACACTTTGATGTTGAGGTGGACTCTGTAGGTAGGAGTGCTATTACATCACACTTTACTGGGCGTGTTTTAGGAGATCAGCATAACCTTTTAGATGAGGCGGCTATAATATCCGATGGTTCATTCCAAGTGGGTGTACAAGCTCAAGCAAATAAAACCAACATTACAATAACCAACGACTCGCATCTTCCCTGCATTTTCCAAAGTGCTGAGTGGGAGGGCTTTATCGTACTACGAAACAAGAGAATATAATTATGACACACACGTACAGACCCGCAACATTTGAAGATTGCCGTGATCTAGCCCCTAGAATGCGTTCTCAGGACGCTAAGGAAGTTATGGCTAGTAACGGTAAAGAACCTTACGAAGCTCTCTCAGAAAGCTTTAGGGTGTCCTCTGAGTGCTATACTATCATACATGAGGATGGAGAGATTGTGGGAATGTTCGGTGTGGCTGATTGTGAGATATTCGCAAGCCCTTGGTTGTTAGGCTCAGATAAATTACCTGAAACCAAGAGAGTCATGTTACCCGTTTCAGCAAAGTGGGTGGAGGAAATGAATATTAAACACCCCCTTTTGCTTAACTACGTCCATGCAGATAATACGGTTTCGATGAGATGGTTGAAGTCACTTGGATTTCAATTCATAAACTTAATAAAAGAGTATGGAGTAGGGAAAGAACCTTTCTACCAATTTGTGAGGATAAAAGAAAATGTGTGAACCAGCGACTTTAATGGCGATAGCCTCTACAACCATGAATGTTATGGGAGCGGCTCAAGAGCATCAGGCTCAGAAAGCTAAGTATAATGCTAATGTATCAGCTTCCCATGCGGCTCAGATAGATGAGCAACGTCAACTCAATATACAAAAAGCCCAAACCCAAGAAAGTGCGGCTCAAGAAAAGATAGCTACAGATTTAAAAACAAGGGAAATGGCTTCAAGAGTAGTAGCCACAGATACAGGCGCAGTACAAAACAATAACCCAATTCTTCAAGACATTATGAGACAAGGTTTAGAATCAAATACGATGGTGTCTCAGAACCTTGAAAGAACCGATCAACAACACTTAGAAGCATTAAGAGGGGCTAAGTCAAAAACACAGTCCCGCATTAACTCTGTATCAAAACCAAGCTCTACAGCCACAGGTTTGAAGATTGCTTCAGCTTTGGCATCAGGAGCTTCAGATTATACTGCCGCTGGCGGTACTTGGGGAGCGGAAAAAACAACACCCACAGGTGGGTTTAACACTAGACGATCATAATAGGATAAATACATGGCAACCTCAATAGATAAATCAACGAACTGGCGTAAATCTGCGGATAAGCCTGATTATCAAGTTGCGGCTAGGCAAGTTGACACATTTGTACAACAACCTAGAAACACCAAAGGCGATCAAGTAGCTGCGGCTCTTAATCAAGCGGCTGGTGTCGTAAGTAACGTAGGCAAACAACAAGTACAGGCACAAAAAGAAGCAGAGCGTAAAGCAACAGCTCTACAAAAAGATCAAGCCCGTGTCGATGCTAATGCAGAAGCGGCTCTCTTTAATGAGGCGCAAAAGGAACAGCCTTATAACGAAGATAGCACTTTTGATGGCATCTTTGGTAATGTGTATGCAGAAGGATCAGATGCTAGAACAAGGCTAAACGATATTACAAACAAATACAAAGATAATCCAGAAGCTCTAGCAACCTTTGAGAACAGCTTTAAGATGCAAACAGAAGCTCCTACAATTAAAGC